AAACAAGAAGCCCCCCAGAGAACCGGCACTTTGAAGAAAAGTATTGAAACTTCCGGGGTTAAAACCAAGGACGGGGTGAAGCATGTGGAAGTGGGACCGGATAAAGAGGGATGGTATGGCAAGTTTGTGGAGTTTGGGACGGTCAAAATGAAGGCTAATCCCTTTATGGCCCGAGGCTATGAAAATTCTAAAGATAGGGCAGTGGATAAAATAGCTGAGGAATTAAGAAAAGGGCTGGGGCTATGAGTATAAATCAAGCAGTGATGACAGCATTAAAAGAAATCGGGGTGCCGGTACGTTTTCAGACCTACACCGGGACTGCCGATTCGTATATCACCTTTTTTACCTACCTGGAAAAACCGGAGCAACATGCCGATGATGAGGAGCGAATTACCGGCTATTATGTGCAAGTTGATGTATGGAGCAAGGGAAACTATACCGATTTGGTTAATGCTGTCCATGAAAAGATGTTGGCTGCTGGCTTTATTAAACAGAACTTTTATGACCTGTATGAAGATGATTTAAAAATCTACCACAAAGCCATGCGATTTTTTAAGGAGGTGCTATAAATGGCCCAAGTAGGGTTAAATGACTTGCATTTTGCCATTTTAACTAAGGATACCGTTGAGGAGTTGATTTATGAAACTCCAGAACCGATAGCGGGGGCAATTGAAGCTACTATTAATCCCGCCGTGGATACCCAAGAGTTGTATGCAGATGATCAGCTGTGGGAATCCGTTTCAACTTTAGGGAAAATCGATGTGGAAGTGGGAACAGCGGATTTACCTCTTACTGTAAGAGCTAAGCTGTTGGGGAATGAAATTGTAGATGGGGTGTTGATAGAAAACAAAACTGACATTCCACCTTATATTGCCTTGGGCTTTAAAAGCCTAAAGTCTAACGGGAAGTACCGTTATGTATGGTTGTTAAAAGGTGTGGCTCAGCCTATGGCTGAGGATTATTCAACCAAAAAAGACAGCGTGGAGTACAAAACCCCTACCATCAGCTTTACCTTTATGCCCAGACTCCATGATGGGCAGTGGAAGCACACAGCTGATGAGGACAGCGAGGATTTTACTGGAGCCGATACTTGGTTTGAAAAAGTCCCTGGCGATACTACAGAGTGGGAGGGTTAATTCAGTGGATATTACATTAAAGATTGATGGTAAGGAGAAAACCTATACCGCAGGCTTCATCTCGGCTCGTATGGTAAGAAAAACTATCGAAGTATCCCAAGGGGTGGATTTTGAGAACATTTCTCCAGAAGGGCTAGATAGACTAATTGATTACATTGTAGAGCTGTTTGGCAATCGCTTTACAAGAGATGATGTCTATGATGGCCTGGCTTCTAAAGAGTTAATCCCTGTGATTAACAAATGCATCAATGAGGTAACTGGCCAACTGAGTGCTGCAACCCGGGGTGAAGGAAAAAACCCCTAGAGGGGAACGCCATGGAGCCCCAGGAATTTATCGATCAGCTGTATTTAGCACTGCTTGAACAGGGCTGGACACTAAATGAGATTGATACCATGGATCTTATTTACTACCTGAAGCTTTTAAATAAAAAGCTGAAATCTAAAAAAGTATACATTGATGAAATCCTATAACACCTGACAAAAGGTGCTTTTTTTATGCCCCAAAGGTGGTGAGATATGTGGCAAAAGAGATCGGGCAACTAAATGTAAAAATTGGCTTGGATAGCAGTGGCTTTCAAAACGGTATTAGCAGCTTAAACCGGGAAATGCGCAAAGTCCAATCGGAGTTTAAACTGGCCAGTGCCGAGATGGGTAAGCATGGTAAAGAGCTGGACAGCTTGAAATTAAGGTCCGATAGCCTTACCAAACAGACTGAACTGCAGCGGCAAAAGGTACAAGCATTAGAAGCGGCCCACCAAAAGTCTGTGGAGACCAAGGGTGAAGATGCTAAAGCTACCCAGGACCTAGAGATAAAACTGAATCGGGCTAAGACCCAACTGGCCTATATGGAGCAGGATTTAAAGAAAGTAAACCAGGAAATCGAAGTACAGTCCACTGGCTGGTATAAACTCAGTAAGAGCCTGGCGCCTTTAGGCCAATCTCTGCGGGATGCGGGTCAAAAGATGGAGGCCGTGGGTAAAAACCTTAGTATGAAAGTTACGGCACCCTTAATGGGGCTGGGGGCAGCTGCGGTAAAAGTAGGCTCCGACTTTGAGACCGGGATGAGTGAAGTAGCAGCCATTAGTGGCGCCACCAGTAATGACTTAAAAAGGCTTGAAGAAAAAGCTAGGGAAATGGGTGCCACCACTAAATTTTCTGCAACCGAAGCCAGTGAAGGGCTAAAATATATGGCCATGGCCGGTTGGGATACTACCCAGATGCTGGACGGCTTAGAAGGAGTCATGATGCTGGCTGCAGCCAGTGGTGAAAATTTAGGTCTGGTATCCGATATCGTCACAGATGCTCTAACCGCCTTTGGCATGGAAGCAAAAGAGGCTTCCCAGTTTGCAGACCTTTTAGCCAGTGCCAGTTCGAATAGTAACACCAACGTGGCTATGCTGGGGGAATCCTTTAAATATGTGGCTCCCCTCTTTGGTGCTTTGGGTTACTCAGCAGAAGATGCAGCCCTAGCTTTAGGTTTAATGGCCAATGCGGGTATCAAAGGGTCCCAGGCAGGAACCTCTTTAAAAACGTCTATTGCCAATCTCACCAACCCTACAGATAAAATGGCCACCGCTATGATGGACTTAGGTATCTCCATTACTGATGCCAACGGGGAAATGCTGCCTTTTAAAGAGGTGATGGATGAGCTAAGAACTAAGTTTGCCGGGTTAACTGAGGAACAACAAGCCCAATATGCCGCCACCATTTTTGGAAAAGAAGCGATGGCAGGGATGCTGGCCATCATCAATGCCAGTGAGGCCGATTACGCTAAGTTAACTGATGCTACTCGTGACTATACTGGGAGTGCCAAAGAAATGGCGGATGTTATGCAGGATAACCTCCAAGGGGAACTTGTCTTACTAAAATCAGCCTTGGAGGGTGTAGGTATACAGATATATGAAATGCTTATTCCCCACTTACATTCCTTGGTGGGGATGCTTCAACGGGCAGTAGACTGGTTTTCGGGTCTTACCCCCGCTACTCAGGCGAATATTGTTACCATTGCTGCCCTTGCTGCGGCTATTGGCCCGCTTTTACTTATCGGTGGAAAACTCATAGCTGGTATAGGTTCTGTTATAGGTGTTTTGTCAACGGTATCCGGGGCGTTGGCAGTAGCTACTACCGGAGCGGCTGCTGCTACACCGGCAGTTGGAGCACTCGCCGGTGCTTTTACGGTACTAAGTGGTCCGGTAGGAATTGCGGTTGCCGCTATTGCCGGTATCACCGCAGCGGGGGTGGCTTTATATAAACACTTAAATCAGGAGAGCATCCCGGCCATTGAATTATTTGGTAATGAGGTTTCTGAATCCACTCAGAAAGCCGTGGGTGGTTTTTTACAGTTAAATGAGGAAGCTACTTTAGCCTTAAATCAATTATCCTGGAGCGGCCAGGAAGTAACCAAAGAAATGGCTGACAACATCGCTGGGAGCTTCTCACAGATGGCCAGCCAAATTCAAGCCGGGTTAGATAAACATCATGAAGAGTCTCTGGCTAAAATCCAAAGCTTTATCAATAGCAGTACCGCTTTATCTCAAACCGAGCAGGACCAGATTTTAAGTAATATGCAGCAGGGTTATGAGGATAGAAAGCAAGCCATAGCTGATGGAGAGGCAAGGATTAAAGAAATCCTGGATACCGCTACGGCAGAGAAAAGAGCACTCACTAGGTCTGAGCAGGAAGAAATCAATGCCATTCAAAAGCAGATGGTGGACACCGGCATCCAGATCCTTTCCGAAAATGAAATCGAAGCCAAAGCCATTATGGAGAGAATGAAAGCCCAGGCAGGGGAATTAACCGCCTTGCAGGCTGCTGAAGTGGTCCAAAACAGCATTGAGCAAAGAGACGGGGCCATTAAAGCGGCTAATGAGCAATACAATGAAGTGGTGAAAGAAATTATCCGCCAAAGGGATGAAAGTGGCACTATCTCTAAAGAACAGGCTGACAAATTAATTCAGGAAGCTACTCGACAAAAAGATGAATCAATTAAGAAAGCTCAAGAGATGCACCAGCTGGTGGTCACAGAAGCCAAAGCCCAAGCCCAGGAGCACGTCAACCAGGTGGATTGGGAAACGGGAGAAATCAAGACTAAGTGGCAAGTTATGCGGGATGATATTTTCGCCAAGGCCGGGGCAATTAAAGAAAATGTCTTTACCACTTGGGAAGGAATTAAAGCGAACACCTCTGAGCAGTGGGAAAACATCCGGGCCACCATGAGTAATAAATGGAATGAGATTAAAACCAACACCGCTGAAACAGTAGCTACAATTAAAACTAATGTGGGTACTACTTGGGATGAGGTTAAGACCAAAACCTTTGAAACCTGGGAGGCATTGAAAACCAACACGGATGATGCCTGGCTGGCCATAAGGAATAAAATTGACGAGCACGGTGGCGGTATCAAGGGCCTTATTGGTGCTTATACCGAGGGGTATAAAACGGTCTGGGAGAGTGCCCTAACCACCATGGATGAAATTACAAGCGGGAAGTTCTCAGCTATGGCTGATAAAGTGACCGATGCTTTGGGTCGGGTGAAAGATGCTATCAGCAGTGCCATTGACCGCATTAAGGAATGGAACAACACTACGGTTCGGGAAAAGGTCTTTAGCATTAAGGAGCGGATTACCCGGATCATCTCTACTATCACCGGTGGCGGTGCTGCGTCTAATTTTAGCGGCACCTCCTTTTTTCCCGGAGGCTTAACTATGGTGGGTGAACTGGGGCCGGAACTGGTTGCCCTGCCCCGAGGTAGCAGAATATACAACGATTATGAAACTAAAGAGCTCCTGGGCAAACGTCACGAAATTATCCAACACATTACCATCAATAGCCCCACTCCCCTTACCCCGGCAGAAACAGCCCGAAGGATAAAAAACGCTTCCCGGCAGCTGGCTCTGGAATGGTAGGAGGTGCATCTATGGAAAAAGTCACGATAACAAACAAACACGGTGAAAGTATAACCCTTGGAAATGCCGCACCCTATTATCTTGAAATCTTAGATGGCGTGGGGGAAGTATCTATTAGTATTGAAAGCCAAAAATCTCCTTACCAAGATGGTTCTACTTATATTGACAGTGTGTTCGAGAACAGGGCCATCTCTATTGAAGGAATGATAGTTACTCGAAACAACCCTGCTATTGTAAAGGAAGCCAGACGAAAAATGCAAAGGGTGCTAAACCCTAAGCTGGGGGAAGTAGTGCTCAAATACGAGCAAAAAGAAATTAAAGGCATTGTGGAAAACACCCCTATTTTTCCCAGCGGCCGAGGGAACAAAGGCATTTACTATCAAAAGTATTTGATACACATACTCTGCCATCAGCCCTTTTGGCTGGATTCTGTCACCGAAACCAGGGAAATTGTGGCCTGGATTGGTGGCATGACATTCCCGCTTATACTACCCACTGCTTTTGCGATGAAGGGACCCAAGACAGTTAACATAGTCAACCAGAGCGATGTGGAGGCGCCAGTACGCATTGAATTTAAAGGTCCGGCGACCAATCCACGAGTGACCAATAAAACGACTGGCCAGTATATCCAGGTTAACCGTGAGCTGGTGTTAGGTGACGTGCTAGTTATCACCACCGACTTTGGAGCTAAACGGGTAGAAATTAACGGAGAAAATGTGTTCAACTGGATTGACCTGGGCAGCTATTTTTGGCAGCTACAGCCCGGCGATAACATTATCGAGTATAGTAGCGATGACCCGGTGGAGCCTACAGCGGTAATGATCAGCTACCGGAATAGATATGTGGGGGTGTAAGGATGGCAGAACATTGTAGGTTTTTTAACAGTGCAGAGGACGACTTAAGGGAATATACAGCGGCGGAATTTGCCGAGTATTTTTCTAGGTTTTTAAGTGATGGTTTATACACCATAAATGGTAGAGCCGGGTTAAAAGTTACGCCGGGGGCGGGGTTAAGTATAAATATCGATACGGGATATGCCTTCATTCGGGGCTACATGTATAAAAATGATTCAGTAATGACCAAAACAATAGATCCGCCCGACACTATGCTTGAGCGGATAGACCGCATAGTTTTAAGGTTTGATGAAGTAGCCAGGGAAATAAAAGTAACAGTTAAAAAAGGCACATTTTCCAGTACACCCCAGGCTCCGGCAATTGAAGTGAGCAGCACTGTAAAAGAAATGACCTTGGCTCAGGTAAGAATAAGGAAAGGCTCCACAGCGATAAGTGCTCAGGATATAACCGACGAGAGGTTTCTTGCTACTTGCGGACTTGTTTCTTCCTTAATAGATATACCGGCCCAGGAGATGTGGGATATATGGAATGATGCGTTAGATAGCATCGAAGCAGAATGGGATGAGAAGGAAGGAACCATACAGGATGAATGGGATTTAATAAAGGCTAGTTGGCAGGATTGGTTTGCAGATAAACAGCTGGAAGCAGGGGCAAAGGTGTTTTTAGGTAAAACAGAACCTACCCATATAGTAGCAGGGGACTTATGGTTTAGAGAGTTGGGTGGTTAAATGAAAAGTAAGCCTATAAAAATCATTGATAAAGGTTTTAACTTTTTGGGTGAGGTAGATGACTATGAAGCGTTGATTTTTACTAGAAGCTGGGGCGGAATAGGTGGCTTTGAAATACACATAAATGCTAATAAAAAATATACGGATAAACTGCGAAAAGAGAATATCGTCTTTGTAAATGAGAAAAAGGCAGGGGTCATCCTTTATAGAGAATTTTCCACAGATGATAATGAACGGCTTATTGTCAAAGGGCAGCAGTTAAAGACTTATTTAGGCAGAAGAATAACGATTCCCCCTACTGGAAGGGCCCAGGATTATAAAAATGATTATGTCGAAAACATTATGAAGCACTATGTAGAGGCAAACTGTGTAAATCCCGCTGATACAAAAAGGAAAATAGATAGGTTGAGAATTGCTCCTGTGGAAAGCAGGGGTATTAAAACACAGTATCAAACAAGATTTAAGAATTTGGCAGAAGAACTAGAAAAACTGTCTTTAATAAGCGGGTTAGGCTGGGATGTATATTTGGATTTAAAGAATAAAGAATTTGTATTCGATGTATTTGAGGGTAGGGATTTGACTGCGGCTCAGAGTGTACTGCCGCCTGCCATATTCAGTGTGGATTATGACAATATCAGCAGCCAAAAATTGATTGAAAGTGCAATGGGTTATAAAAACACCGGTTACGTAGGTGGGCAGGGTGAAGGGATAGACAGGACAATCCAGGTTGTAGGGGAAGATGCCCAAGGGCTAGAAAGATATGAGGTATTTATTGATGCGAGAGATATTGAAGATAGTGGAGATTTAAGCGAAAGAGGTCTACAAAAGTTAGAAGAACTCAAAGAGGTAATGACCTTTGATAATGAGATATTAACCCAGTCCAACCTAGTCTACGAGGAAGATTATAATTTGGGGGATTTGGTTACAGCAATAAACAATAAATGGCGGGTTGTATTGGACAGTAGGATAACCGAGGTTACGGAGATCTACGAAGTTGGGGGCTATAGGATTAATGCAGTATTTGGCAATAATATCCCCACTTTAGTAGAGAGAATTAAACAGGAAATGGATTATCCCTTAATTGAAAAAGGACTGTTAGAGCAAGGTGAGCCCGGTGTGCCCGGAAAGGATGGTAAAGATGGCGTCGGGCTTCATTTCGTCTGGGATGGCACAAAGCTGGGTGTAAAACGGGAGGATGAAACAGAGTACACCTATGTTGATTTGAAAGGCCCACAGGGCATTCAGGGGCCTAAGGGTGATAGGGGCGACATAGGTCCTCAAGGTCCGGCGGGAAAATCTGTAGAGTTTGTGTGGGATGGGACAAGGTTAGGTATTCGGCTGGAAGGTGAAACAGCTTACCAGTATGTAGATTTGAAAGGGGACAAAGGTGATCCAGGGCCACCCGGGAAAGACGGAAGTGATGCAGAGGTAACACATGCAAACGTAATTGACGCAATCGGATATACGCCTGTCAATAAAGCAGGAGACACTATGACAGGTACACTCATCGTTGACGGCAAAAACCTTCCCAGTGGTGCAGACATTGTAACCATGCGTCGGGGTAGTGGAACTAACAGATTTGTTCTGGAAACGCAAAATAAGAGCATGCGAACATTTCTTGAGGCAGGTGCTTCTATAGGGCTGATGGGTACAATCACAGCCTCGGATTTTCGCATCCGAACAAACTATCTTGACCGCATGTCCGTAAGTGGCTCTAGTGGTAATGTAGGTATTGGTACGACATCACCTAGCCAAAAACTTGATGTGGACGGGAAGATCCGCATGAGGATACAAACACAAGCGAGTGATGCGGATGATATTGTAGCTACCAAAAAATATGTGGATGATAAAGCCGCCGCCAGTGGTATCCAAATAGGAGTTGGTGCGACAGAACCGCCAGGGTTGATGGAAGGCGACTGGTGGTATAAAGAAATTTAAGGAGAGGGTAAAATGGCTGAGAAAAATATTATTATACAGCGGAAAAAATCCGATGGGACTTATGATCAATATTACCCTAAAACGAAGGTGGAGAATGTTGAAGGGGCTGAAACCCCCGCAGGAGCACAGGCAAAGGCGAGTGCAGCGGCGGGGATGGTGGCAAGTGAACTTACTGCTCATAAGGCGGAAAGGGCGACACAATACGATTATGGTCATATAAGATTGCAAGATATACCATTACCAACAATAGCAACACAAACAGAAGCAGAGGCGGGAACGAACAATACAAAAATGATGACACCGTTAAGGGTGGCACAAGCCGTTAATAGCAGAATAAGAATTATTGACGCCTTACAAGCGGAAATCTTTATAGGCGGTCAATGGGTACAATATCTAAAAAAACCTGATGATTATTGGGGTACACCAGGAAGTGGATATCTGGTTGCGGGGGATATGAACGAGGGGTATTTTGGTTTCGTATCCGCAAGCCAATTGATTTCGGGAAATAGCTTGGCGCAGGCAATAGGTTTATCCTCCGGTATTAGCCAGTTTTCTGATGCCGGATGGTTGAAATGGGTAAAGAACAATAAGATAATATTTGTCGCCAAAAAAACACTAAGACATTCTATAAGCTGGAACCAAATTGACGCCGTGGGTGCAGTATATGGCGATACAAGAGTTAAAATAGGTAAGTTTTCCTTTAAAGTTAGATTGCTTACTGGCGGGCAGTATCCTGGTGGCGGTGAGTGGAATGATTTAATGTATGGGGTGCATAAGGACAGGTCACCTAATTGGGACAACTTTAATGATGCAGATTTACAGGTAGGGTCTGGCAACGGTCATCGTACTTGGTGCCAAGACACTTATGCAACAAGCATGCGTACTGTACGGGGTGGTGGAAGCATTACTGGTTTTACAGGCAGTACACCAGAGAATACCGGTTCAGACTACGGTTGGCGTCCGTGTTTAGAATTAGAGGGATAGCCATAAAATAAAAGCTTTAGGGTTAAAGGAAGAGGGGTAAGTAATCCCCCCTTTACGGGTGTTATTTTTTATGAAAGGGGGAAAAAGTGGTTGAAAGACATTGTTAACACCTTGCAGCTGATTTTTGCTGCCTTAGGCGGTTACATCGGCTGGTTTTTAGGTGGTTTTGATGGATTTCTTTATGCACTGATTGCTTTTGTGGTCATTGATTATATCACCGGAGTAATGGTAGCAGTGCTTGAAAAGAAGCTATCCAGCGACATCGGTTTTAAGGGCATCTTCAGGAAGGTGCTTATTTTTATGCTGGTAGGCATCGGCCACATTATTGATTGTTACATTATTGAAAAAGGTGGTGCCATCAGGACTGCGGTTATTTTCTTTTACCTTTCTAACGAAGGGTTAAGCATCTTGGAAAATGCGGCGCTGGTGGGATTACCCATCCCGGAGAAGTTAAAAGGGATTTTACTGGAATTGAAGGAGGACGGAAAAAGTGGCTAAGATATGCTGTGATTATGGTCATGGTGGAAAAGACCCGGGGGCTGTATATAAAGGAAGGAAAGAATCAGATGATAATTTGGTCCTTGGCAGAGCGGTAGCAGCAGAGCTAAGAAGACATGGTGTAGTTGTGGATGAAATCAGAACAGAAGATAAAACCGTCAGCTTAGGGGAAAGAAGTGGTTTTGCAAATACGAAAGGCTGCGACTACTTCATTTCCTTTCATCGAAATGCCTTTAAACCGGAACAGGCCAAGGGGGTAGAGACTTATACCTATACATCCCCCAGTGCCAAGTCTGTTCAGTTGGCGGAGAAGATACAGGCCGTATTGGTGGGTGTCGGCTTTACAAACCGTGGTGTTAAGAAGGGCAATTTTCATGTATTGAGGGAGACAAAAGCACCGGCAGTATTGGTAGAGGTAGGTTTTTTAGATAATACCGGGGATAACCAGTTATTCGACAGCAAAAGAGATGAGATTATAAAGGCACTGGTGAAAGCGATTCTATCTCAGCTGGGGATTAGTTATACTGCACCATCTTCCGGATCTCAAACAGCACCAAGCAGTGGCCAGATTCTTTATCGAGTGATGGCTGGCTCTTATGCGGTTAGGGAAAATGCAGAAAGGCAAGTGCAGAGATTAAAAGCGGCGGGGTTTGATGCTACCATTATGGTCTATGAAACGCCTTGAGCATAACCGCTCAGGGCTCCCTTTTTTTTGCTCATTATTTCTTATTTTCGTAAGTCAGAGTTATAGCTAATAATTAGTGAGATATAGCTTGATAAAGTGGTGAAACCATTTTAATATGCTACTACCAAAGCGAAAGGAGGAGAAAAATGCTGCTAAATCAAGCGATACAAAGCTTTGAGGATTATATCAAGATGATTGACCGCTCTCAGTCAACCGTAACCTGTTATATCCAAGAGTTAGGACATTTTAATGATTTCCTTCAAGTAAAGCATAATGGTCCGGTCTATTTAGAGGACATTGTGCTTCAGGATTTGGAAGATTTTATGATTCATGAAAAGGAAAGGGGGCGGGCCTCGTCCAGTAGAAGCATGACTTTATATATTTTACGAAGCTTTTATAATTATGCCTGCAAAAAAGATCTATGTAACAAAAACTTGGCAGTACTTTTGGAGCCGGTCAAGGTTAAGCAGAAGGAGCGGGATTATCTAACGGAGGAAGAGTTTGAAGAATTGGCCAATGCCATCACCCAGCCTGTAGTACGAACAGTGGTGCAGACCATGTTTTATACCGGGGGCAGAATTACAGAGATGGTCAATCTAAAACTGAAAGATGTGGATTTAGAAAACAACATATTGCATATTATTGCTGGCAAGGGCAATAAGGACCGGGATATTCCCATAAGTCTCAAACTGCGTAAAATCTTGGACCACTACTTGAAGCATATCCGTAAACCAGAAGTACAAACAGACCGGTTTTTTACAACCGTCACCACGGGGAAAGTGTCCAACAACTATGTCAACGAGTGCATTCGCAAGGCGGTAAGTGAGCTGGGTTGGGAGAAAGAAGTGAGCGCCCATGTGCTCAGACACTCCTTCAGTAGTAATCTGCTAGCAAAGGGAGCTTCAGTGGTGAGTATTCAAAAGCTGCTGGGTCATTCCAGCTTGGCGGTGACTACTCGGTACTTGCACCAGGATAAAAATACGCTGTATGAAGCGGTAAATCTTTTGTAGGAGGGATGAATTATGGCAAGTCAGGAACCGATTTATAGTGCCAAGGCAAAAAAGATTATTGAGATGTTAAAGTATCAGACCCGGGAAGAAGCGGCAAAGGAACTGAACTATAAAAACTGGAAGAGCCTTGATATGTATATGCGGCGGAAGAATTTTGTTTACGATAGGAAGCAGGGACAATACATTCCGGCACAAAACCGGGACAAGAAAGATAAAAAAGCTTATAGGCATTCCGCACCGGATAAGGTGCTAAGAATAATTGATGCTTTTGACGGGGAAAACCCGGACCCAAAAGGGATTGCTCAAAAAGAAGGATTTGAAAACCACAGGGAAATGGCGGAGTATATGAAAACAAAAGGCTTTGAGTGGAATGTGTATAAAAACAACTATGTGAAAATTGTAGGTTTCCAGGAAGAAGCGGAACCGCTTGAAGCCTTTAATGATAAAGATGAAGCTAAAAAGGAAACGGCAATAGATGAGTTTTTGCCATTTATCCGATTTCTTTATGATAGACGGGAAAAGGTGTATCAGCTCTTAAATGGTGTTAAAGAAGATGGCAAAATCCCCAGGTACGCCATCCCTGGGATGGCAAGAACCAAAGCAATTTACATGAGCGATAAAGTAGCCAGTGTGATGGGTGAGTTTAGTCGGGAAAAGAATGTGACTCAGCGAGAAATAGTGGAAGCGGCTTTAGTAGAATACCTCCAGAAGTATGGATTTAAGCAGGAGGTGGAAATGCTTTTACAGAATAGATCATGATAAAGAACATTTCCAAAGCCCTTTTTGTGCTTGTTATATGAAAACCTTTGTAAATCATAAGCTTATGAATTATAAGGGTTTCGATATGTTTGCATATCATATAAAAGGTTGTTATGGGTGGTTCATAAGGAGGCTCTAAACCTTGATGTTACGGGGTTTCAGGGCCTTTTTAATGCTCATAAAATCCTGTTTTTCGTGCTATTAGTGTGGAAGGCGATGCTGTTGTTGGAGCAACATTGACTGCCAAAGTAACACCATCTGGAGCTACAGTTAATTATCAGTGGCAAGCCAGCGCTGATGATGGAACAACTTGGGATGATATTGCTGATGCAACTTCAAAGACATATATACTGAGTGAAAATGAAGTAGGTAAGTTGATTAGGGTTAAAGTGACTGGTACCGGTAATTACACTGGTACGAAGACAAGTGATCCGGTTGGACCGGTAACTGCGGGTGAAGAGCCTGAACCGGTTGCTTCCACTTACAAGTTCAGCTATGAAGTGCCTGCTGACGTCGTAGCCGGCCAAGAAGTGGTTGTTCCGGTGACCTTTGAGACTGATGGTGAACCGGGCGACATTGGTTACGACGGCGTCAGATTCAAGTTTGCCGCCGAAGGACCTGAAGGAGCCACGGTTACCTTCAAGGCCGTAGACAGCAACAATGACGAATACACCTTCACCAACGAAGGCTACTGGGGACCGCCTGGT